TTCAAGTAAAAACTGCCTGTCTTTGCTGTTGCCATAGGGTCGGGGCTACCGCTACGGTCTATAAAGGTTATATTTTCGGCAGTGTTTCTTACAACCGCCCTTATCTTTGTGAGCGAAGCGAACCCAACACCTCCCTCCCCACCCCCACCCACCCTACCAATGACAACAACAACCTAATGAAGTTGCTTGAACTTCACGCTTCAAAACTAAAGTATTATTAATAATCAAGGGCTCGCCGTAATATGACCCGCAGAAATAGACGGACTCAAGGGGATAACCGGTCAACAATATCGGTTACACTGCCTCAGGAGTGCATTATAGCATTGAATAGATACAGTCAGCAGACAGGAAACAACCGTTCACTGGCCCTAGAATACATCATCATCGACTGGAAACGGATTATGCAAGACCAAAAGGAGGCTAGACAATGATGGAATGTATTAGTTGCAGCAATGCTTGTGATTGTGATGTCTGTGAGTTCTGTTTGAATGGTGGGATGTGCACATGGTGTAAGGATGGTGCTCATTGTGGATAAGTTCAAAGGATGGAGAACAGAAGAACTACAATTCCTAGCATCACTGATGGCCGGGAGAGCAATGGAAGTTGAAGAGACTGCATTGCATCTGCATTTGTACCCTGAACTAATCAGAGAGATCAGGAACAGAAGAATAGCAGATGAGTTATTCCAAATGAAACTCAAAGGAATCGAAGAAGAATAGTCTAGGCTAGAAGGCCCAAGTATTCCATTAAGCCGGGGGCTTGCAATCCAATCAACAGATAGAGTAGGCGTTCAAGTCTAGCTACTCTTTGTTCGATTGTAATTTCCATTATAGCCATCTCTTAGTTAGAATTCTATCTTCACCTTTGGCTAATGATTTTAGAAAGCCCGCAGCCTTTGTCCCTGTACCTTCTAGGTGTTCTTTGTAGAACCTAGTTTCATCTAATCCCGATGCGTGTTTATGTTCTGGATCTATGCCAGTCATAACAGTTGCAAAAATCATAGTCCCTATTGATGCTTCCAATATTAATGCGACAGTAAAACCGTACTTAGCAGCAGAAAAAATCGAAGTCCCTGTCTTAACCTGTCCTGCTTGTGATGCAACATTAAAACCAACTGCAGCCAAACCACCAGTAATGGCGGCGGGAACTCCAGTATAATCCACCCATGCGGAATATACGTCTTGGTCTGCTAATTCAGCAGGTCGGACAATTGGACTATATCCTAGACTAGCCATCAGACATTCCTACCAGGGTCTTGTGTGTAAGCCCGGCGGAGTCTTTCAATGTAAACTAGATCCTTTTCATGAGCAGTTACTCCACCAATCAAGAAGTTGCAGGAACTAACAGTCATTCCTTCCGCAGTACCTACACCTTGTGGAACTACTACTCTAGTAATATGGAGCCTATCGCTAGCGGTAGGATTACCCGTACCAAAAGTAGAAGCAAACAATTGTATTAATGAAGGGTTAGTAGCACTATATTGGGTATATGCTCTATTATTACCATATACAACTTCTTGAATATCAAGAGCCGGCAGAGATAGAGTTGGTACCGCAGTGATGAAACCATTGGTATTAATTGGATAGATTTCATTATCTCTAATGTATCGAGTAGTTACCATATCAACAATAGTAGTGAGTGTTATTCCGGAAGATGATAGAGAGATTCCATTATCCTGTACGTCTACTACTTGACTAAAGAAAGTTAAATCATCTTTAGTGTAACCTGCGAGATCAATAAAACCCCTCCATACAAAAGCCATGTTGAATGATCCATGTTGGATTACTTCCCATCCTCCTCCTAGTAATGTAGCAGTATCATTATCTAGATCAATAGCGGTTCCAGTCAAAGCAGGTACTTGTTTAATCAATTGTCGGGCTTCCATATCTGTAGGCATTGTAATCACTTCTTTGCTTCTTTGTGTGCTGCTTTCTGCGCTAGTTTGAATCCGTTCTTTTTCCAGGAGCCGTTCTTCTTCTTGTAGCGACCAGCAACTTTCTTGAATGCTCTACCGTACTTCTTTGAATATGCAGAGGCTTTCCTAGTTACTTTCTTAGCCACTTTTGCCTCTGCTTTAACGATATTTGTTTGTAAATCAATTACAGGGTCAGCAACAGATTGATATTTCTTAGGTAGCAATTGCTTCACTGATCTAATTAGATTCAGATTTGCAAGAGTCATCGCTTCCGCAGATTCAATAGCCGCTATCGCTGCCTCTTCTGCGCTCACTTAACCACCTCAATTATCGGCGGCTGTACTCTGAATCGCTACTGCCATCCAGTCTTTAGTGGATAGTTTGACTACTCTGCATCGAACTCTAGCTGTAACTGAAACTGCTGAGCCACCAATGTTAGCCCCATCAGGGCCGGCTGTTAGGTATAGTTGATCATTAACACAAATGAACATATCACTTAGACCACTTGGGCCAAAGTTATCGGGGTAAATGTCTGCTGCGTGAGAGGCGACATTGTTTGCAATATCGATATTCAAAGCGGATGAAGCAACCAAAGACTGATCATCTGCTCGGACTAGAGCATTGCCGGGGTTTAAGTCGGTTAGTTGAGCACTAATTGCACCATTGCCTGAAAGCATTGCTTCTACTTGTTGACCATAATCTCCACCTACTTGGTGAATAAAATCAACTTGGTCAATTGCTATTGCTTGACCAGTTGGTACATTTACATAAGCACTTAGATCTAAAGTGCCTGTTGTTCTAGTTCCGTCTAGCTGTGCTGCTGATAATAGCACGGTCTCATTCAAGTAAAAACTGCCTGTCTTTGCTGTTGCCATAGGGTCGGGGCTACCGCTACGGTCTATAAAGGTTATATTTTCGGCAGTGTTTCTTACAACCGCC